CTACCACCATTAAATCATATGAAGATTTTGGATAGAATAATTTGTTAGTTTGTGTAGGGGTCATCTTAATGGTTAGTTTGCCAAGAGCATCCTCTATCGTAATTCCACCAGTTGATGGGGAAGTCAAAGTAAATGCTAACTTAGATCCACCTTTTGTATCACGCACCTGCAATTTTGCGGTAGCGCCGACTAAAGATATTGGTGTATCGTTTGGATCTTTATATTCTACAATAAAAGAGAATGTAGTGTTTTGATCTACTTCCCAGTTTTTTTGTCCTGCCATTTGCAAACTCTCCTAATAGGAAAACTCCTATGCTTATTTTAGCACAGGAGTCGTCCTAATAGCTTAACTATATTTTACTTCTTTGTAAATCCGAATGAGTTTTCGTTTGGATTAAGTGCCTTTAAAATCACTGGGAGACAGGCTGCAATTCCGCCCTTGATTAGGTCTCCTGGGTCAGTGTTTCCAGTCATGTAAAGAGCAATAGCCGCACCTAGAAAGTGACGACCATAGCTTGCCAACGCTGCTAGAATTTTCTCTTGCATTGTTACCTTTCCATCATTGTTTAGATCTTGTTTCATTAGATCCTCCTATTTCTGGGCATTGTGCCCAGGAATTTTGGGTGTTACCCCAATATTTATTATATACCTTTTATGCAGAAATGTCTACAATCTCACAATTGCCGTCTGAGGTACAAGCTAGGGTGGCATTTGTAGAGGTGCCATCTTCTGTTTCATAAAAAGATAGATCTTCCCAACGGATATCCTTTGGCATCTTTGCAACAAGAGCATCGTACTCGGCTTTTTCTACTTCTTGGTATGGAGCCTGCTTATATGTGTGATCTGAGTGTGGCAGGAATGAAATTCCAGAAACCTCATCAAAATGCTTATAAACCCAAGCTCCTACTTCCATCCATTCATCTTCCTTAACGGATACTGTAATTGATGGTTTATGCTCACACCATGCACGTTGGTAAACCAACCATGTATTTAGATGATCCAATGCGGTTAAATCGTTTCTAACAATTGCACCTTCTGGAGCTTTTACTGGAAATGAAAACACGTATGTATCATTTGGCTTCATTACATCATCTTCTACTGGAATTCCAACTTCTTTCAAAAATGTAGAGATTGGATCTCCCTTTGAGCCACGAACTGTACGAATGTAATACGGTGAATGCCATGGATGCATTCCTGAAGATACCCCGACCAATTGAGATACTGTTCCAGAAGGCTTTACGCATGTAATAGCTGCAGACTCAGGAATCCCAATTTTCCCTGCCTCTTCTTTATTCATTTCACGAGCATATTCACGAAGGCTAGAAAGAACTTTTTCTAGTTTATCTAGACCCTGCTTTCCAGAAAAAAATTTATGACCGAATTGTCCTGTTAGGGAAACTCCAAGCAGTCTTTCTTCTTCTGTATTATCTTTCCAAATCTTGCGAAGATATTTAAAATCTGTTAGCGTTGATTGCCAAGTCCCAAGGATTGTTGCAAGGCGTACTTTATTGGCAACATCTTCATTTGTATCTTTTTCACGTAATACGACTTCTGAAAGGTTACAAAACTGATAAGGACGTAGAATAATTTCCGAACAAGGGTTTGTTCCATAGTGAATTTCAGGATCCCTTCGTCCATATTTAGCTGCCTGTGCTTGTGCTGCTGCAACGTTGTAGATTCCACGTTCACCAGACTTTGAGTCATATAAATTTTTCCATTCTGCTATAAATTGCTCCATTGCTGGCTTACGAGAGTATGCCACAGAATTATTTGAAAGTGCACGTTGAGTATTATTCTCCCACCAATTACCAGATTTTGCTGCCGCCATTTCAATATCATTAATATTAGAAAGAGAAATCATGGCGGAACGTCTTACTCCACCAACTACTACCACTTCACCAATCTTACACATAATGTCGTGTGCCTCAATAGGCTTTAGTTGACGACCTACTGCATTCTTAAACTTTGCAATTGTAAAATCGAAAAGATTAACAAGCGGTTGTGGGCCAGATGAGCGACCACCCATTGTTTTAAGTCTTGCGCCTGCGGGACGGACTTTTGAAACGTCAATTGCTGGGATATGACCTGTCCATAGCAACGCCAAAAGTTCACGGTAAGCCTTAGCCCAACCTTGTTTCGAATCTTCTACAACAATTACTGTGTCTGATTTTTCTAAAGATTCTGGAACGGAAGGAAGTTTATTTACATACTTGTATTCAACAGAAAATCCTACTCCTGTTCCACACATAAGAATATACATCGTTTCATCAAATGATCTTGGGTTATCTACTGGAACAAATGAGCAATTGTATCCCGCTACATTATCTCTTTCTAAGGCTGCGCCAGAAGTCATTACAGATCTCATTGATGGCATAACGTTTCTATTAAAGACTGCTTCTTTTAACTCTTTAACAAGTTTATCTGTCGGCTTATAAGAGTGATTGCTTTCTAGATGATTTAACATAAAGTCAAAATAGCGATCTACTGTTTCACCCCAAGTTTCACGACGGCCTTCTTCTGGAATCCATCTTGCATATCGAGATAGAGCAATAAAGTTTTCGTATGGGTTAGCAATAGTTTTTGACATTTTTTAAATAACACCTTTTCTCCGCCCTGCGGTTTATATTTTTAGTTGAAGTCCAATTCTACCAAACTTTAATCTAAAGGGGAAGGGGTTATGAAAATCTTTCTTCCAAATGACTAAAGGCATTCTTAGTCAACTTAATCCAATCATATTCTTCATGTATTTTAGTTGACTGGGCAAAGTAATATCCTGAATATGCTTTAAAATTAACTACAGAGTCGTACATAAGTTCTTCAAGGTGTTTCTCGTCTGGTTTAAACATTAAACCTAAATGAGGATCTCCGACTGCTTTAGGCAATTCCTCATCTGATAGTTTAGACTTAAGCTTTAGTGGACCTATATACTTTTTATATTGTGCCCAATCATATGTTGTTATTGTAGGCATTCCAGTTGCTAAAGCTTGAAGCGGGATAAAGCCAAATCCTTCTCCCCAGCTAGGGTATATCAAAACGTGGTGGGAGTGATAAAGAGAAACTAGTTGTTCTGCGGAGTACTCATCTTTAATTACTTTAATATTATTATATATATTTTCTGGTAATCCAAAGTTACCATGTTTGTCATATACTCTAATTGTATGAGAATGATGAGACTTAATAGTAAGTTGATAATCTGGGTTATCTCCGAACATTCTTATAAAAGTATCTACAACTAGCTGACCAGATTTTCTTGGTGCAGGTTCTCCGACATGCAAAAACTTAAATGGTCTTCCTTCTCTTAATTCTCTTTTATGTGGAGTCCAGATCTTTTCTATTCCATGAGTATATGTTTTAATTGGAACAGTAACTCCATTATTTTTAAATACTTCTGCGTTCCAGTCTGATGTTGCCCAAACTTCATCGCAAAGATTCATTCTCTCCGTCCACTCTGGTCTTATGCCAGTAGACTCCCACGGAGTATAACCAATTTGATATTGGCCTCTGTGCATTTTGTAATGGTGGGGTTGAGTAAAATTTAATTGCAATGGCGTGTTTGCATTTGTCCAAGTAACAATGTGTCCCAGGCTTTGTAGTGATTTAACTATATTTTGTGCTGCATAGCCAAATCCTGTTGCTGGATTTAATCCAGGTCTTGGTATAGATAATGATATATTCATATTTTTTTCTGGTTGACTGGCTTGACACCTACTGTCAAGTAATGCTACTATTATAGTTCGTTATCTCTAAAGGAGGAAATGCCAATGGAGAATATCAAACAACGTTTGAGCGATGTTGCTCATAACTGGTCTTATATAGGAATGATAACATTATTCTTATTTACTGTCCAGCCTGGTCCAACAGTAACTCAAGCATTGCAGGTGGAAACACCTAAATCAACAGTACAACTAAAGAAAGAAACCTTAGAGAAGTACAGCACTACTGTGTACAAGCCTTCTGAGATGCTAACAGACGGAGAACTAAAAGAACTCCTATCAGCTGTTGGTTTTGAAGGAAAAGCCCTTAAACAGGCTTGGGCTATTGCTAAGTCAGAATCCAATTCAAGGCCTATGGCTTACAATGGTAACAGGAAAACTGGAGACAGTTCCTACGGAATTTTTCAGATTAATATGTTGGGTGAACTCGGCATTGATCGTAAAGAAAAATTTGATCTAAAATCAAATATCACATTATTTGATCCAGTAATAAACGCAGAGATAACGTATTATATGACTAAAGGCGGAACCGATTGGTCATCATGGTCTTCCCTAAATGGGGAAAGATACAAGGAATTCCTAACAGAATTCAAAAATTAGAAGGGTAGGGTTATGAAGATACAATATGTGTCTAAATACCTACTCCTAGCAGAGAAGGGCCTTGTTCCTAGACTTGAATGTCCAATGGATCAGGGCCCTTTAATGTGCAACGAAACAAACGAAGGTATAATATATCTATACTGCTTATCTTGCAGCTTTAAAAAAGACGTGGGATTGGAATACTATGGAAAACTTAAATCAGCCGTCGATTCTAACTGACGGAGGAACCATTAAAGAAACTGACGCCATGGGGCGGGAAAAGTTTTGGGAAGACTTAGGAAGACCTGATGACAGCGGAGAATAAAGAACAGCCTCAAAGCCTAGAAGATAACCTTCCGATGGTTAATTATATTATGCTTCATAGAATTTACGACTTACTAACATTGATTGCAAACAAAATTGTCGGATCAGAAGATGTATCTAAAATGGTTGATTATCATAACCAAGGGTACCTTCTAGGTCCTACCCCATCTTTTACTCCAGCAGAGGATAAAGATGAGCGATCTGAATGAATATCCAGATAAATATATAAATTATTATAATCAAGTAATTCCCGTTTGCGAAGGCTGTGAATTATATTCAGAATTGATTAACAAATGCTT